TCCTAGGACTTTAACCATTTCCTATATTTTTTCCTATTTTAATACAGAAAGGATTCTGACAATAATATATTGTTCTACCTTTTGGACTTTTTACAGAATATGCTATCATACAACAATCTTCACAAAGTTTAACATGTTTTGTATTTAGCACAATATACTTATATACTAGTCAATTATATAAAATTTATGGCTATAACTTCATCTGTAAGTGATTGGACATCAGCTAACGTTTCAAAAACTTTGAGCGTTCAGTCTGCATTGACCTCAAAATTGAGAGTCTACAAAATCAAATGCACAGCAGGGGGTAGCGATACTTATGCAACAAACGGTAATTCAGCCGATGTAAAACAAGGAAGAATTAGCACATTAGTATCTGTTATTCCAGAATATAGTAGCACTGACTATATCGTCAAATACGATAAAGCCAATGAAAAGATCATTCTTATTGATCCTACTACTGGTGCTGAAATTGCAAATGCAACATCTATTGCAAGTGCAACATTTGAATTCCTAGTATTTGGCTACTAGAGTCCGTAACAGCCTTATTTTTATTTAATCTTTATATATTAGGAAATAATAGTTTATTCATGGTCGAATATAATCATAATGCAATAACAGTCGGTTCAGCAGATGCCACTATTAAAGCAAGTCATGGTGTAGTAGTTGCAGTTCATGTCACATTAAAAGGATCAGCAGGAGATAAACTCGTATTAAGAAATGGAACAAGTAATACTGATCCTATCGAATTTGAAGTACATGGAGAAGAAGTTCAAAATGTCATCGAAATAAACAGAAGATTTGAAAACGGTATTAGAGCAGATTTTACTGGTAATACAGCACGTTATATAGTGGTTTACAAGTAATAAATTTAAATACTTAGATTAACCATATAAGTTATGGCAACTACTTACTGCACAGTAGCCGATGTAGCAGACTATTTAAGGACAGCAATTACTGCAACTACTAGTCCAAATAAGACTCAAGTAGAGAAAATTATTAACAGAAAAGAGGGAGAGTTTGAAAGAAGAACTGGTCATGCTTGGAGAACAAAAACTTCCAAAGATGAAGTTTATGATTTACCTCTATCATACATATACGGATGGGGTGTTCCAATAAATCTTAAACATAGAAACTGTTTATACTTTGATCCAGATCAAGGAGACAAAATAGAAATTTGGCAAGGTTCTAATTCTATTTGGAATAATGTTGTTAGTAATACTGGTTCTTGGGATTTTGAGCCACATCTAGGAAAATTATACTTGAGAGGTTATTTGTTTTCTATACTAAGACAATCTAGACTTAGAGTAACATATAGATATGGTGGAGAAGATTATGGTGGAGATACAACAATTCCAGACGACATAAAAGATTGTATAATCAAAATGACATGTCTAGAATTAATGAATACAATGTTCACTATGAATGAAGTACCTACTGGTGGTATGGTAGATATTAATTCTGTAAAGAGTGATTGGAAAGAAGATATTGAACAATGTATTACGAATCGTAAAGAAGTATTCGTGATACCTTAATGGGATTTAGTTTTAAAAAATTATTTAGTGGTATAAACGCTAAAATAATGAAATCTGAAGCTGATAGACAAGGTTTAGGTAATAATGTTGAAATAAGAACTGATGGTGATGAATTTAAAACATTTGTTAAAGGAAAAAATTTAGGTAATGAACCTAAAAGACATGGTGTAGCAAAAACAGCAAAGGGTATAATGAATTGGTTTAGAATAAGTAAACAAGAAGCACAATATGATGAACCACCTGATCAAGTAATAAAAGGTAAAATTGTTGGTAAAGAATATGAGGATCTTCCAGAATATTACGAAGATGCTATTTTTCCTGCAACAGCAAGACCTAATATACAGTCTATAATAAAATGGGTAAGAGAGATTAAATTAAACAATATGAATAGTACAGATATATTAAAAGAACTATACGGAGAAAGTTTTGATGAGGATGATATAGTCAAAGATAATACCAATAAAATAGACCATTTGGTTAATTCTATAGCATATAAAATATCAAGAAAGATATGGTATGTGGGTAGAAGACCCTCATCCATGACTGATAGTCAATGGAACGAAATAACCAAACACATGAGACCACCCGAGGGTAGTTATGGTAATAATGATGTTTGGAAAAATTTTAAATATGATGAGACTTATCAATATACATCAGGTGTTATGTAAATGACTATAGCATATTCTATGATAAATAAGACAAAGAGTCTATTAGAGGATAACTGGCAGTTAAGCACAACACCAAATGTAGATTCAGTATGGAATAGAAGAAGCACAGGATTTATAGGTGATAAAAGCGATCAAATAATATTAACTCCTAAATTGGAAAACATAGAATATTACAGTTTATACGGTGTAGACCATTTACATGAAATTACCATAGATTTAGACATTAGAAGTTATCAAGATATAGATAGACATTCAGATGTGGTAGCAGAGGTTTTGAGAATAATCAAGGCTAATATAAGAGGTGGTAATGATTATGTTGATTTAAGAGTATTAAGTAGTGTTTCTAGAAATGAACGTATGAGAAATATGTTTAATCATATAATTACTATAGTATACAGGGTACTCAATCCTTAAAATTTAAATACTAATATAAGCATTTAATAACATGGCTGGTATTGTAACTGGTGCAAAAGCGTATGTAACTTGGGGTTTAGAATCAGGTTACGCACAAGGTGCTACAGTAGACAGACAATTTGGTATTAAACAAGCAGTTAGTAATTTTACTTTAACAAACAATAGAATTGACTTAAACAGATTAGGTCAGATTGAAACAGCAGATTATGCATACGGAACACAAAGTGGATCATTGGGTATTAGTTTTGTTCTAGCAGATTCTGTATCATCATCAATATCACCAGCATCTGCAACAGAATCAGCAGATGATATTTTCTCATTGATTTTTGGTGCTGATAATGCAGGAGTATACGGTGGATTAACACAGGGAGATGCATTAGTAAATTCAAAATCAGCAACAATTAATGTAGGTGTTGATACTGTAGGTGCTGGTCTTAATACTGGCAAAAAAGTAAGAACTTGTAAAGGTTCAATTCTTAACAGTTTATCTATTTCAAGTGCTGTAGGAGATACAGTAAATTGTACAGCAGACTTTACATTTGCAAAAGAATCATTACCAACACTAGTTTATGCAGATGCACAACCAACATATACAACTGTTAATCCTTACACATTTGCACATGCAACATTTAAAGGTGCATTAGGAAGTGCAAGTTCTGTAGGAACAACATCATTAGAATTAATTCAAGATGCTGAAATCAATTTTGGTTTGAATAGTGAAATTTTATACCAATTAGGTGATTTCCAAGGAGTAGATTCATTCAAAAGAAACTTAGATATTACTGGTAGATTTAGATTACCTTGGTCTGATTGGGTATTGTATGAAAGAGTGTTAGCACAAATTGGACAGGGTGAAAGTGCTGGTACTGAAAAACCAAACATCAATGATACTGATGCAACACAGACAAGTGGTACAGCAGATTTGGAATATATGTTTACTAATGGTAATAGAAGCATGAAGATTGAATTAGGTGGAGTATCTATTACTGATATTGGAATCACTGGATTAGAACCAGTAGAGCCAATCTACCAAGAACTAACATTTAAAGCAAAAACCTGTAAAATCACAGTAGACACAACAGGATAACATTTATTAAATCCTTTAATCAATAACTTGTATGGTTATTAAATCATTTGAAATTGATTGGGAAGATGGTAAGGCTACCATTGAATATGAATCCGATTTAACTTTTGGTGACATAGAACATGTTATGAATTCATGTGTAGATATGACTAACATGAATGATATTAAAGTTAAAGTTCCACAATATAGAAGAATGATTTTTCTCAAAGCATTAAGAAAAGCACCATTCACTGTGAATGATAGTAATACTTTAAATAACTTAAAGAACTCAGTAGTAGAGCAAGTTCTTGGGGGATTAATGAATGATTTCCCTTTAGGGAACTTTTTGGAGAACTGGGTGAAAAGTATAACAGGCGAAGTAGATCTGACGAGCATAGGGCAGACATATACTACTTCCTAGCATCTGAGTTTGGCTGGGATAAAGAAAAAGCCGATAGACAACCTCTTTCATACATAAAACTACTAATAGAAAAGCATAACAAACGTATGGAAGAGGAAGAAAGACAAATGAGAAAACTTAAAAAGTAACACTAATATATAAATATCATGTCAACGAATGGTGACTTTAATCAACAACCGAATGAAACTGACGTAGAACAGTTTGATCGTATACTTGAAAAGTTACAAGAATCTTTTATTAAAATAGGTAAAATTACAGATCAATTAACTAAATCACAGTTTGCAAAATTAGTTCAACAGACTAATAGATACATGTC